TGGGGCACCATGCCGATCAGCGTGCCGATTCCCTGGATCAGTCCGACCGCCAGAGATGCAACTACCTGTACGCCGGTCTGGATGATCTGGGGAAGGTTCTGAATGAATCCGGTTGCAAGTGTCCCAATAATGCTGACCGCACCCGATGCCAGTGAAGGCAGGGCGCTTGTGATTCCGCTGACCAGTGTCGTTACGATCTGGCCGGCAGTTGACAGGATCGCGGGGAAGTTAGCAACAAGGTTCTGCGCGAAACTCTGCACAGCCTGGACAGCTCCCTGCGCCATACGGGGCAGATTAGCACTGATTCCCTGCGCTACTCCAAGCAGGAGCTGCATGCCGGAAACGATCAGCGAAGGAATAGATGAGATAATACTCGATGCAAACCCGCCGACCGCTGTGACCGCGCTTGTGATCAGCTGAGGGGCACTCTGTGCCACGCCTCCGACAAGGGATGCGATGATCTGCACACCAGCACTGACCATGGACGGGGCGAGTGAACCGATTGTGTTCAGCAGGTTCGATACAAGTGTCGCGCCCTGGCTGATCAGCTCCGGAACACGCGAGGCGATGCCGTTGGCAAAATTCGATATAACCTGCGGTCCTTTTTCCTGCACCATGGCGAGGATGCTGTTGATCTGCTCCCCGAATTTCTCCTGCAGGAGCCCGAGTCCGGCCAGTGCCGCACCGATCATAGCCGCCGGCATGAGTGCCTTGAGAGCGATCCCCATCATGGTCTGCAGGCCGCTTGCGAGCTTTCCGCCTGTATTGAGGACTACGCCGCCGATCTTCCCGAGTGCCCCGCCCATCTTCCCTGCAAAGCTCGACACCTTCCCGACAGCTTTACCAAGAACGCTGTCAGATATGAAATTCTCCCACAGCTGAGACCCTGTCATTTTGGCTATGTAGCCCATGAGCTTCATTTCGGAGCCCATTTTGCCAAGAGCACCGCCAACTTTTGAAACAATACCCGGAGGCATCATGTTAATAAAAGCATTGCTTACATTTCCGAGGTCTTTTGAAAGCATACCCGGAAGAACTTTTGCAACACCTCCAAAAGTCTTTACTCCCTCGACACCACTTCTCCACATTTTGCTGTCAAGGATCGTATTTGCGATGCTGACCGCACCGATAGCGCCTGCAGCAGAGGCAGCAGCTTTAAATCCTTCCGGGAGCTTGTCGAGCAGGCCGGTCACTTCCCCAATCGCTCCCGTGATCCCGCCGGAATCGAAGGCATCAAAGATGCTTCCGATCGTGTCGGCAATCTTCTGGCCGTCGAACTTCTCAACGATCCCTATGACACTCTCAACAGCCTTGATTCCGCGCTTCTGGAATACTTCAAAGGCGGGCATCAGTGTGTTGGTAACAGTCTCGGACAGTCCGTCAAGAGCCTGACCGGTGGTTTTGTAGGATGTGGCAAGCTCGGTAAAAGCGTCACTTGTTCCGACCTTTTCAACTGCATCAAAGAAATCTTCTGTGGCAATCTCTCCTGCCTGGACAGCCTGAACCATCTCGGACGTGGACATTCCCATCTCTTTTGCAACAGCGGCAATACCGGCAGGGGTCTGCTCCAACATCAGTTTGAAATCCTGCCATGCTACATTTGGCTTTGCCGCCATCTGTACACCCTGCTGAGAGAGTGTCTTCATAGCCTGAGCAGGGTTCTCCGCAGCCGAAGCGATTCCGCCGAAACCTTTAACAAGTGATTCCGCAGACTTAATACCGACAGCATCCAGCTGTGCATAAGTAGTCGCCATATCAGACGCGCTGTAAATCGTCTGCTGAGCAAAAGACTGCAATTCGGATTTAGTCTTTGCAATGTCCTCCGCAAGATGTCCGTTCATGCTGGCATTTTTTTCGAATGTCTGCCACGCTGCTGAAGTATTTTCTAATTCACTAGTAAAACCGGAAGCGGCCGACGTGATCGATGAAAAAGCCTTCTGTCCGATGCCGACAAGCACGCCGAAGCCGAGTCCGCTCTTGAGCTTGCCGGCGAGACTGTCCGCCGCACTCTGCGCCGAACCGAACACCGAACTAAAATTTTTATCCTGCGCAGAGAGCACCGCAGTGACGGAATATGATTCAGCCATTTTTCTTTTTCCTCGTTTCTCTTGTTTCTTTCAAAAGGGCGGATACTGCGTGCATCATGTCCAGGTGTTTGCTTCCATCCTTCACCTTCTTAATCGCCGCTTCGTAGTCGAAGAAATCCTTGAACTTTTTGTATACCGGCGTTCCCTTCTTTCCTTTGGTCGCTCTTGCAACGACTGTCAGGAAAGCCTGTTCATGTATTCTGCACTCTTCGTCTACCTGTCGGAGGTTTGCCGCTTTCATCAGGAGTTCATACTCCGGTATCTCAAGTCGGTAAACTTCCTCCATTGTCTTGTATCCGAAATACCTGAAGGCGTTCAGGGCAAACTCCTTGCTTAGTTCGTCCCAGCTTTTGCCCTCTCGAGAGCCTTCTCGAAGTTGGCCTTCTGCAGCTGATCGTTCTTGTCCACTGCTTCCAGCAGTTCCTTGGTCTTTTTCTTTGTAAAGTTCGCATTCTCGAAAAAATCCAGCAGATCCGTGCATTCACGTTCGAGAGTGGTCTCATCGGAGTCAAGCCATGCCTCGATCTGGGCGCGGCTGAGGGTCTCGGTATCGCCGCCGTACTTGTTTCCGTACATCAGGCAGTCGATCAGCTTCTCGAAGTCCTGGTCGATCAGGCCGGCAATAGCGTAGGTAAGCCCCATTTTCTGCTGTTCGCCGTTTTCTCCCTTTACAGTCTTTGTCTTGTCAATATCACGTACAAATCCGATGCCGAACTTAAAGTTGCGAATCTTGCCGTCGATTTCTCTTGTGTACATTTCATTTCCTCCATCATCGTGAAAAATCCCCGGGACATCTCTTGCCCCGGGGACTGTCAATAATCGTATGTATGCTCTTATCAGACCTTCTTGACCGTATCGGTGAAGACGTAGGTCGCAATCTGCTGAGTGGCTGCGTCAACAGTGCACTCACCGTCTGCTCCGACGCCCTCTGCGGAATAGTCCATGGACACGGTAGCCAGATCTTCTGCAGCCGCCTCGACCTCAAAAGAGGTCAGGAAGCCCTGGTAGTAGGTGCCGAGGAATTTGCCGGTAGCTGCTCCGGGACGATCCAGGTTAACCACCCATGCTTCAACCTTCTTGCGGTTCTTCATAGCATCCTTAAGGTCGTCGATGGTGGTCGTGCCGTCCGGATCTGCGGAGTTGATGGACATCAGCGCTTCCTTAGACAGCTCCACGGATGCGGCGCCGGCAGTGACGATCGTGCCGTCCTTGGTGACGGTGGTATCGGAATCTGCAGAAATATTTTCGGAATCAGTGGTTCCGAAGGGGACCAGCGCAGCCGCTGCTGCAGATGCCTTCTCCAGGACACGCATCAGGATTACGATCTTCTTGCCCTGCACTGCGGAATATGTGACTGCGTCGAACATATTAAGCTTCATAGTGTTTTTCTCCTTCATTTATGCTTTGGCTCAGATAGAGCCGATCTGTTTCATGTGGACCTCGTACAGGCCGTGGACATAGACGGTTCCGCTCCGGCTACCGGTCTTACCGGATACGGTGTCGTTCACAACCCGCATGCCGGAATCAATAACCATCCACCTGTAGGACGGTGTCCCGTCCTCTTCCATATCCCGGATGACCTCACCGACCATACCGAGCATCTTAAAGACCTCGTTCTTCCGGTACGGATCATCATGCCAGACGCTGACAGTGCCATAGACGTCCTGCATGACTTCGCGCTTTGTGGCGTCATCCGTCCCGCGGGGATCCTCGATGTAGTAAAATGGGTGCGGGACATCGGCGGGCGGGGGCTTTGCCTCGTAGACGGTGTGGGCAGGGTCTTTTTCCTTAAGCCTCCTGATCAGCTCCACACGGTATTCTTCGATAGGTAACGCAGATATGTGGATCACCTCCTCACTTTACAAGAGCCTCCATGTCGGATTTGAAGATTGGGACCTGCTCTTCAAAAGCAGGCCGGACAGCGGGCTCGGCTGTCATGAAGCGGGTGCCGTATTCGACATACATAGCATAGTTGGTCGTCGGCCCGACAAAAGCCGTCAGCCCACCGCCAGCTATGACCGTGTTAACGCTTCCCGCCGTTTCACCGGTTGAATACGGCTTACCTGTTCTGGGATTAATAGTGACATAGGCATCCCGCATGCGGGTCTTCATCTTTTCATTCAGCTGATTGCCATTTTTGCGGATCACTTCCCGCACTGCGTCACGGTTTTCGCCATTCCATTTCAGCTTCGCCTGCAGTTTGTCCATTCCGACAAGTTTGACCTCGCTCATGAGATCACCTTCTTTCGTGGCAAATAAAAACGGATCTGTGCCGCAGATGCCGCTTTGCATCGACATCATAAAGCACTGATCCGATCCGAATGTGGTCGAAGGGTTCCAAATACTGGCCGTTGAGGCGGACGGTCCGGCTGGCCTCCTGGAGCTTGCCGTAGACCAGCTGCTGAGTAGACGTCTGCGTGTCGGTCACGTCTGCCATCCTGCCGACTTCCTTAGCTTTCCCGGCCACATAAGAGCCGTATGCCTCACTGTTGGGGTCCGTGACAAGCTCCCGTGCTCCGTCCGTGACAAAATAGATCTGTGTATCACATCTCATAAGCGCCACCTCACAGGAAGGTAATGGAGCCGCCGGACACGGTCTCGTTTGTCCGGTCGAGATATCTCTGAATGTCTGCCTCAAACGGGTCAAACAAGTCTGTCAGCCATGAGGCGGATTCGCCCTCGACCGTCATAGATGCCTTGCCCTCGTCTCCGATCTGGTTGAAGCGGGCAAGCACGACATTGTCAACGATATATTCCAGACTATCAGGAATCTTTTCGATCCCGCCGAGCCGGTTCTTCAGCTGAGCTTCGACAAGGTCAATGATGTCATACAGCAGGTCCTCT